ACATAATGTACTACGGCACCGATATTTTCCTGTAAATTGCAGTAGTACTGTTTTATTGTGTCCCAATACGCCAATAGCGGTATTGCGTTAAAGCTTCTATCGATTGGTGTTGCAGGTGCTATCCCTATTCCTCGTACTCCTAAGTACGCCATGATGCTACTCGGGTTTATTTGCGCTCCGTCCAAATCCATTACCGTGTCCAGGTCTATTAGCTGTGCGGTTAACTCGATTTGTGGGAATTTGACTTGGCTAATGTTGTTCCCGATCCGTAGCTTGTTGTTATGCAGGAAGCTGTTGTACAGTCTTAGGTCTGATGTAAACCAGTATGCCTCTCCTTTTAGGCTTCCGAACAATGGCCCTACTGTTGGATTGGTGTATACTTCCATCTCCATTCCAATATCCCATGTGTCGTCTGGCAACATGTAATTGGTGTAGATTGGAATCACTGTTCCGACACTTGCGGTTGTTCGTACCACTTTGTCGCCGTTGAAGGTTGATCGATTGTAGCCTTCAAACTCGAGCATCATCTTTTTGCCCGAACCGATTGTGTTTTTTCCAAACGTTAGTTTCATTGTTGTGTGGTTTGTGCTTTTTTAATGTTGGTACGTGCTTGCTGTATCGTTTCCTCTGAGATTTCTTGTGGTTGCATTTTTGCTTCTTTTGTGTTCTTTTCGTAAGCTTCTTTCATCATCTTTACCTTGTGTAGGTCAATCGTCTGTACAACCATTGTAATCACTGTTACCATCAATGTCCAAAGGTTGTTGTCCATCCATTCAAGTAGTTGTTCTGGTGTCTCAAATTCCTCAGTAAGTTTGTTCATTCCCAAGGCGGCAAACCAGCCGCCTTCCTCCTGCTTCACCGCTTTAAACGGTGTCCCTTGTATCTCCTTTTCTTCTAGTAACGAAGAGGTCGAGTTGCGGGCTTTTTCTAACAATTGTTGTTCGGATAACTCGAACGTTGCCGTTGCGTTTTTCATACGTTTGTGGCGTTTTTTTTATAGTTATGTAATATTTTAGATCTTCCTTGTTGATCACAACCCCGTCTTCATCCACGTAGTGGGTAATGGTTGTGAAAGTGTCCTTTCGCTCCATGCGTCTTGGTTTATGCGTTCTAGCGCTTTTTCGTTTATTGCCGCAAGTTGTGGTCGATGTTCCGCAGGGAAACATATTTCAATTTCACCCACTTTTACCCTTAAATATCGATACACTTTTCCGTTTTCTTTGAAATAAGTGTACCACATCTCCGCCGTTGTTGGCTTTGGTTCTGTGAATTCCTTTGGTGTCCACGCCATTTCTGGCGTTTTTTTGTCCCCATAGGCTTGGTTTATTAGTTCCATGCCTTTTTTTAGAATTTCTTCCATGGTTTTGGATTTTATTATTGTTTAAGCATTGACTGTCTCTTCGACTCCTACCGCAGCTTTCACTTTTTCGTAGTCGCGTTTTGATACCTTCACCTTATGGTATCTTCTTTTGGTCTCCCCTTCTAAGATTTCCATTCTCAAAAACCCTATCCAGTAGGTCGTTTCGCCTTCCCAATCTGTGTCTTCCATTAGGCATGTATGCGAATTCACTTGTGTGAATTTTATTCCGTTCTGAACCAGGTTGTTTACAATTGTAGATTCCATTTTTTTGGTTTTTAACGTTCCACGTGGAACGTTTTTTAGATATTCGCGTTTTTGCGTTTTTGATAAACCAAAGATACTGAAATTTTGGTTTTTATATATACCTTAAACATGGTATTTTGCCCCACGCTAGTGGACAGTGTTATGGGGTCAACTTTAGCAGTCAGCGATTTCATAGCGGGCACGAATTTATATTGGGCTCAGCCCCCCGAAAATCTTTGGCGCGTAATCTCGTTCACCCCAAGTAAAACTATTCCTCTGAAATGTCCCGTCTGGAAAGACGCCCAGCCGGCGAGGCTAATGTCGCTTCTCACCCCCACCCTCACCGTGTCCGCTCGTGTGGCCGCCGCTTCCCAGTGCATTCCATTCTTTTTTCTATTTTCGACTATCAGGAATTTGGATTTGGAATACGCGGTGACCCACACGAGACGCGGACACCTTCCCACACCCTACCAGTCGTTAATTCCAGGTTCGTGCAAGGATTCCCATGATTTTCTTGGCGCTTCTGATGCACTAGGCTTTTCTTCTTTTTCTTCTACTATCTTAAGCCTTTTATCCTGCATCATTTTGCGCCTTTGCATTTCATATTCCCTTGCTTCCCAATCACCTGGACTTCCATACCCTAGTTTGTTGCTTACTTTTTGGTAATATTTTAACAGCTTTGCCCTGTTTTCGCTGTCGCTTGCGTCTATTTTTTCGCCTCCAATCCATTGTACGCCTTTATCTAGCTTATGTAGCCACAGGTTTTCGCGTTCTTCTTCTGTGTATATTTTATTGCGCCAGTACACATTTAGGTTTAGCTCATATCCTCCTGATGTTGTGTAGCTTGTTTTTGTATCTGCGCCTTTGTAGGCGCACGTCTTTGCGTTGAATGAGTCTACGAATCCCAGCCCTATTCCGGGCTGGTTACTCGCTAGTATCTTGGGTTTGTAGTATTTGTGTTGAGGGTCGAGCTTGGTGATATATTTTGTTATGTAGCCTATTGTTTCCTCGTTGACGTAGTTCCGTCCTTTTCCATCTCCAAGAGTGCACCATCCGTACTTCCATTTGTTTTTTTCTATTTGTTGGTACCGCCACCTTTTTTCGATTTCTTCCGGTTTATCTGTCCACACTATGCCGTGTAAATGTAGGTGCTCTGTTTCTCCCGCTCCAAGCTCCGTTATAAACCAATGTCTTGGGCTTTTTCCGTTATGCTTGCGCCACCTTTCGCGCCATTTTTCTATTGCTTTTGTCGCTATTTGATTGTCTAGGTCGTAGCCTTCTATTCCTTTTATTTGCTTTTTCACTTCCTCAGCCAGTTCACTGTAGCTTTCGTTACTGAAATTAAGTGTTACGAAATTCCCTTTCATTTTTTGGTGCTTCACTTCTTCCAGAAGTCTTCCTTTCCATTCTGCCGCCCTTGCCGCTGCGCATTCCATACATAGCCCGCATTTTACGGGCACGTACCCGATTCGCTTATCTCGCATCTCGGGCACGTTTCCGCTGTTTTTTTTGTTCGGTTTGTATCGCGGGTTTTTAACCAGTTGTGGATACAGGCACATTTTTTATTTAATTATACTAATAACTTTCAATATAGTTTCTGTCGTTAGCTTCGTGCTTTCCTTCACATCTTTGATGAATTTGTCCAAATCCAGGTGTCCCTGTTTTATGTTCACCTCTTGCCATTTTTGTGCAACGCTTGCTGCTGTTGCTTTCATCTGTTCCTCTGTGAGTGCTGTCTCTGCTTTCTTGAGTTCGTTTGCTATCCCGAGTCCCACTAGCTCCGCTTTTTTCATTTCGATTTCCACGTTTTTCGTTCCTCGGCTTTTGTCCGCGATGTCGTCCAGTATCGCGTTTTCTTGCAGCAGTTTTTTGTAGTTTGTATCATACGTATCCACGTAGAATTGCGCGACGTTCTTCGCTAGTCTCGCTTCTGCCTCGCCTTTCTCTCTCACAAAGCCCCCTTTGTTTTCTGTATCCGCTTCGACGTTTTCTGTCTGTGCTCTTATTAGGTTTTCTTGTGCTTTCATCAATTGCAGTCCCATAATTTCGCCCCCACCCCTGGGCGCGCTTTCTGCGTTTACGCTTGCTCCATTTACTCCCATTGTTTGTCCGCCGCCACCACTTTTCCCGTATTGCAGTGCTTTGTTTAGTCCTGCTTTCTCCAGTTCTTCGCTCAGCGCTACCGGCCCCGTTTTTCTCCATGTGTCCAGCCCCAGCGCTTGATTGAATACTGCTTGCTTGCGGTCTATTTCCGCTTGTTGTTTTAGCAATTTTCCTTGCTGTTTTAGCTGTCTTCGGTCTGTATGACCTTCCAATGCCAATCCTAAGAGTGTGTCTTGCACTGTCCCTGCTGCTTGCATTGCAAGCCCTTGTGCATCGAATCCCATTTTTTCGCGCTTTTTCTTAAAAAGCGGTACGCCTTAGTTCATTATATAGTACAGACGCGTACCGCCTTTTAAGTCGTTAATAATTAATTAATTGCGTTATGTCGTCAAGTGCCGTCTGTACTTACTCTTTTACCGCGTCTGTGGACTGTTCTCCGCCGCTTGGTGGCTTTGGGTTGTGTCTCTCGTCGCGTTTTGTTAGATGGTTTTTTGTTGCCAAATCCATTGCTTCGATTGCGGTATCGAACGGCTCGTTTCTTACGTCCGTTTCAGGTAATACCCCGTCTTTCCGCTCTGTAAAGATTAATTCGCTTACGTCGTTCATGTCTGCCCCTTGTTGCATCATGCGTTGCATTTTTTG